ATAGAAGAAGAGATAGCAAAGAAGACGATGTAATCGTATTAATTGATGATAATCACTCTAATAAACTTAAAGCAGAATTAGTTAATATATCAGCTTCAACACCTACTTCAAGAGACGACAATAAATTATTAACTTTATATGAATTTACAGATAAGAAAACTACAGAAAGCCAAACAAGCGAAACCGCAAATGATATTAACGATAAAAAAGAACGATTATATAAATCGATCAAAGAAAATAAGAAAAAAATATCAACATCATTATATATAATATCGGCTAAATATGATTTAATTTATTTCAGATATAATAGAATTTCATTATTAATATTAATAATATCAACGTTGACAACATTTATTGAGGCTATAAGATTGACATTAATAAATTATCAAAATGATAATCAAAATTCACAGATGGGATTAATAATATCAAAAGAAACGATTTCTTTGATTGTAAATATGATATCATTATTTATGGGAACATTATTGACAATATTAAGTTCAATTGTCAAATTTAGAAATTATAGGGAAAATATGGAAAAACTTAAAAACATACACGATATATTATTTAATTATAAATTGATGTATAACAAACAAAAGGATATGATTGATTATTTTACTATGTCGAATAATTTAACACCTGAACTATTTGATAAATTGGTTGAAAATGTTGAAAATATAAATAAAGAAATTAAAGATATCAATATCTTCGAAAATGTACGAATTAAAGATATTATTAAATTCAATAGAATTAAAGTGCAACACGATATAGAATTAAAACGATTAACTAATAAGAGAGAATTAGAATTCTTGAAATTGACAATCGAATCAACTCAAAATAAGTTTTTATATGAAAATAAACCTAATAAAAATAAACCAGGATGTTTTTAATTTGAATAAGCTAAACCACCCATTCCTGATAATATGCGAAGAACATTATAATTAACAGTATAGATATAAATAGTGCCATTGACTGAAGAAGCAAGTGATAAAACAGCAGTGTCTATACGAGACATATTGAGAGTGCCTGATGGTTGATGCTCTTCTGGTTTGATGGCAAATGAATAAACATTTATACCGTTATTAAAAACATTGGGGGTATTTTCGTGATGTTGATAAGGTTGAACAAGAGTGAAATAAGTTCCGTTGCGTTCAGCGAAACGGTCATTGCCATTTAATTGTATTTTAGCCTTAGTTACTGGATTTTTGCTTAAAACATATTGGTTATCCTTATTGCGATCAGTAAAATTATTCCAATATGGAGCGGCAACAACATCAGCAGTAACTGAAGAAACATCTGGTTTTATTACCCATACTAATTCCTTGCAAGGATGATTAAAATTCATTCGGATGCTCTTCATTGAGTTTGAACTGTTTCCTGAAACTGTATCAGCTCCAGTAAATTGTAATTGTTCAATTAGATATTCGTGAGATAGTTGAGCAAACCGGCGGCGTCCGCCAGTGTCTAAGAAGATGTAATCAACCCATAGAGAAGCAGCAGATAAAGATACATTTGAAGCAGCTCCACCAAATTTGGTATTATCATCAGTTGCTGAAGCAGCTGGTCGTGATCCTGACATATTCTTATTAGTATCAATCATAGCAGTTACAGTTTCTAATTCAATATTAACTTTAACTTCGTGATATTGAAGAGCAATTAGTGGAAGTGCTAAACCAACATTTCGGCAAAACCAAAATTCTAGTGGGACATATAAAGAATAGCTATCACCTGTGCCTAAATAAATAGAACGATTGTATTTATCTCCACCAACCATTAGTTTATAACCGTCGCGTTTTCCGATTGGAAGTGATAATTCATTCCAGATGTATAACCATTCTGAATAATGCTTATCAATACGCTGACCGCCGATTTCTAATTCAATTGTTTTTAATAATTTTAGTCCAAAGAATGGAACCATCGCAACAGCCCCGGCCGCTGCAGCTGCAGTATTATTATTAGTGATAGTACCAGTGAAATAAATACGATTAATTAAATCACCATTTCGAGTAACTTGGCAAGTCACTCGAGAACCAAAAGATGCAGAACCATTGAAAGTTTGTTCAATTGCTTCTATGGCAAAATTAGTATGACGGCGATAAGCAACTTTGAAAAAAGTAATTTGAGGATTACCAGTTAAATAAACATCCTGAGC